GGAAAAGGTTTGATTCGTTCGACACCTTTCACATGAAAAGAGGCCGTGAACTAGAACCTGAAGCGGCTAACGTCTTTAGTTTTCAGACCGATTTAATCTGCCGAGAAGTAGGGTTTGTAACCAACGATTCGCAGACAGTTGGTTGCAGCCCTGATAGGTTAATAGTTGATTCTGGTTTAGAAATCAAATGCCCAGCGCACACTACTCACGTCAAGTATCTGATCGACTATCACAAGAACGACGAAATGCCTCAAGAGTATTACGCGCAAGTTCAGGGAACTATGTGGCTTATGGACTTGGAAGACTACTGGTTTATGAGCTATCACCCAGACCTACCGAATCTAATTATGAACGTCAAACGTGACGACAAGTATATCGCTTCACTTTCAGCGGCGATTGATAAATTGCTGGAAGAACTTGAAACTAACTTAACTCTTATTGGGAGAATATAATGGAATATGACAATCGTGGAAAAGTAAGCCTTTGGAAGAACGACAGAGGCGGTAGCGGCCCGATCCTTAGTGGTAAGGTCGTTGCCCACCGTGACATCAAAGAAGGTGAGACGATTGATATCGCGTTGTGGAAACGTGATGCGTCAGGGAATCAGCCGGTCATGACTGGCAAGATCCAAGACGTTTACAATTCAAGCGCAGCGGCAGACGACGATGACTTGCCGTTTTAATTTCGGTAAGTCTTTAAGACTGGCACAGATCAAGAAGGGGGTGAGTTCGACAGAACTCGCTACCCGTCTTGGGATTACTAAACAACAAGTATCTCAGTGGAGGTACAGGGAAGACGCAAAGTTGTCTTTGGTTACTAAAATTTGCAACTGCATAGATATGCACCCGTTTGACTTTCTGGAGTTGAATGATGATTGAAAGACTTTGGTTGGAAATTAAAGCTATTATCGAAGACATCTGGGATGAGCTAACGCGATGAATCCATATTTTCTTGATGGGCCAGCAGTTGTTTCTTTTAGCGGAGGTAGAACTTCTGGGCTTATGCTTTATAAGATTTTGGAAGCTCATGACGGAAAATTGCCAGAAGATGTGGTTGTGATTTTTGCTAATACCGGAAGGGAAATGCCCGAGACATTGGATTTCGTAAATGATTGTTCTACGAATTGGAATGTTCCGATTATTTGGGTTGAAAGATATGCAAATGCTATCCCAGACGTCACGAAAAAATACGGGAAAAAATACTCTTACGAAACAATAATTGTCGATTATGAACATTGTTCTCGGAACGGTTTGCCTTTTGAAGCTTTGATAAAAGCAAAGGCATACGCTCCAAATCCAGTAGCGAGATTTTGTACTGTTGAACTAAAAATAAGAGCTATTTCCGATTATATGAAAACTTATGTTTGTGGAGATGAAGTTTATACTGGTGCTATTGGAATTCGTGCTGACGAAGAAAGACGCGCTCATAAAATGCATGGGACTAAGGAAGGGAAACAAGAAAGATATTTGCCTCTTTGGCTTGATGGAATCACAAAGCACGATGTTTTTGATTTTTGGGAATCTCAAAATTTTGATTTGAATCTTCCAAACAACAACGGTACTACCGACTGGGGAAACTGTGATTTGTGCTTCTTAAAAGGATTTAGTAAGAAGTTATCAATTATTAAGGCTAGACCAGATTTAGCGGATTGGTGGATTGAACAGGAAAAGTCTTTGTCGAAAAAAGTTGGTAAGGCAGCTTTTTTTAGAGCAGACCAGCCAAGTTATTCAGAAATGAAAATTATTGCATCAGACCAAGGTTCGTTGTTTGGTTTTGACGACGAAACAATACCTTGCTTTTGTGGAGATTGAGATGAACGGTCAGTTCTGGTTGATTCAAAATCGTCGAGACATCGATAGCGTCTTGAAGTTTTTCCGTAAGTCGTTGGAAGACTGGGACTATGAACGACCTTGTGCTTGGAAGTTGGAAGCATATTCCACTTCAAGGTCTTTGAATCAAAATGCTTTGTTTCATATGTGGTGCGGTGAAATGTCGAGTCACTTTTCTAAGAAAGTTCCCATCACGCCAGAACAAATGAAGAAGCTCATGAAGAATGAGTTTTTAGGAACCGAAGACGTGATAGTTGGAAGCACGACGATTCCTAACCAGTTAAGGTCTACTAAGTCTCTGGACAAAGGCGAGATGCACTTTTTTATGGAGCAAGTTTTTCACTGGGGTCTTGATCACGGTGTACAATTAACGAATCCAAAAGACAGTGAGTTCCAACGTGCCAGAAACGCTCAGGGCTAAATGTTTACGACAGTTCCAGCTTTTGCGAAGGCTAGAAGAATCAGACGACAATGGCTTTTGCGAATGCGTGACATGTGGGGAAGTCAGGCATTATACCACCGTTCACGGTGGGCACTTTGTCCCTAAAGGTAAGTCTAGTTTTTACGCGTTTGACTCAAATAACGTCTGGCCGCAATGTCCAGCGTGTAATCTTTACGGGATGAAACACGGCACAGCAGCGCAAGTTTATACCTTGTTCATGATCAGAAAGTTCGGCAAGCGTCACGTTGATAATATGTTGGCAAGCCAGTCATCTGCGATTAAGCTATACGCCAAAGATTATCGTGAAATGCTGGCAGATTTTAATGCCCGAATTAAAAACGAAAAACAAAGACTTGGTGTGCTTTGAATGTGGCGTTCAAGCAGACCATGCCCATCACGTTGTTCCAAGAGTTCTTGGTGGTACAAAAACGGTGAATCTTTGTGCGCCTTGTCATGCGAAGGTTCATTCACCGCATCTTTTAAGAACATCAGCACTGACCAAGGCAGCGTTGCAGGAAAGACGTGAAAAAGGATTAAGTACCGGCGGCGTGTTGCCGTTCGGATTTGACAGGGAAGATGGGAAGATCAAGAAAAATGCTGAAGAACAGAAAATCATCAAACAAATGGTTAAGATGAAAGAAGAAGGCAAGAATCATTTACAAATTGCAAAGCATTTTGCAGATAAAGGTTTAGTCAATCGACGTGGCGAACCTATCAACAAATTCAATGTACGTTTAGTTATAAAAAGGGCGAAGGAAAATGGTTGATGCAACACCCGAGGAGTGGAATCAAGTCAAGTGGTTAGCTGTTGACGAGCCACCGCATTACAACGTGGGCGAGATAGAATGTATCGATTACATCAAACAGCAGTTAGGTGACGAATACGGCGCGTATCTGCTGGGTAACTGTCACAAGTATCTTCATCGACATAAGTACAAAGGTTCACCGGCTGAAGACTTGAAAAAGGCCCAGTGGTATTTGAATAGGTTGATCGATACTGCGATCTAGAGTAGTATTTATGTGTCGGCGGGATTGGCAGTCCCTGAAGGCCGATTTGAGTTAGGTATGATTAGAACCGAGCGCAAACCGACACGGTTCAAATTGTCTCATAACATCTCATGACCTTCAACTGCTTCCTGCCGATGGAAAGTGGCGTTTAATCGTGCGTCCAATCCAGAAAGCGATAATCCGTGAACAGATTGTAGGTCTGACGGCTTGACCCGATTCACGTCCCAAACGCAGAGGCCCAAGTGGGTTGTCTAGGGTAGCGCCTAGATAGGAAACCGAAAGGACATGAGTACCGCATCGCAGGATGTAGTCACATCAGACCTAACCAGATTAACGATCTGCATGGTTGTGACTTGCAAAGGGAAAAAGCCGAGCTGTCTTTAAAATAAGGAGAAGCATGAAGGTCGTACTTGATTCAGTAGAGCAACAACTAGCCAACATAATGGCGATGGATAATGTCAAAGTCAGTGGTGATCTTGGGTATAAATCCAAGAAGCGTGACAACACTAGAAGCCATTATGAAATTTGCCTTGAAGGTTATGGTGCTGAATTAGCGGTAGCGAAAGCCTTGAACATTTATCCGAGTTTAGGCAGCGAGTTCAGCAAGATAGACTTAAATCTAAACGGTACGATCAACGTCAAATCAACGCATTATGAAACTGGTCGGTTGTTGGTGCCTGATTATCAGGGCAGAACGACTGACTGGTATATATTAGTGATTGGCAAGATTCCAGAATATCGGATAGCTGGCGTTGCTCATGCCAATGAAGTCTTCAGGAAAGAAAACATCAAAGACCTTGGGAAAGGCCCAGCTTATTCACTGACTCAAGATCAGCTTCATTCCTTCGCAGATTGGGCATCAAATAATAGTAAACAAAAGTGTTGACTTTAGGGTTGGGATCATTAGAATGGGTATCACCAGCTAAGGAGAAGAACATGAGTTTACAAGAACAAATCAAAGCAGCCTTCGCAGAATCAGACGCACAGTCTATTGCAAACATTCCCGCTCAAGTTGAGCAGATGAACAAGTTTTTTGATGATCGTAAGGCTGAGATTGAAGATCAGGTTAATCTGAACCGAATTGATAAAATGATTGTTGTTCGGCAGCGATTGATCCGAGAATTTAGCCTTCAGCTATATACCGAAAAACAACACGGCCTAAGCTATCAGATCGAACAAACCGAGAAGCGTACCCGCAACACACACAAAGCGCGAAACAATAGAATCGCAGCGAAGATGGAAAAGGCTGGGATCACAAGCATTGACGTTGACAACTTTAAAGTGGTTTACGGCAAGAATTTTGAAGGTCATTGGATCATCGACGGCTTTAGCGTAAAAATCGAGGTTATCTTTGCTGGCGGTTACAACATTCAGTGCCTACATCACCGAGTTTTAGTCAACATCAAGCCAATTAAGGCGGCGGCTTAGGCCGCCCAAGGGGGTAGAAATGACAGTAAGAGCAGACATTGATTACAGGGACGGCTATATGTCTTCTGAGTTTGTTGAAGGCATGGCTCGCCGTTATTTCGGTGATGATGTTGTGGACGCTTTGCCGCGTTACGTTCGAGGTGAGCGCAAGGGTCAGTTAAAAGGATATCTTCAGTGGCAAAGGGTTACTAAAGGGGGCTGGGTTAGCGTTTACGGAGCGGCTGGCAATGGTTACGTTGAGCGCAGGGTTGGTAAGGTTATTAGGGTTGAGTTAAATATTCCTGAATGGGGTGCAGAGCCTACACCAATTGCAAAATGGGAATGGGGGCACGATGTTGATCGTGATTCAGCAAAAGTTAAAACCTACGAAACAAAAGCGGCTTAGGCCGCAAAGGGGAGAAGATGTTAAGGCCGCATCAAGACAAGGCGATTAACCAGCTAAGGCAATCGATCAGGAAAGGAAATTCCAGATCG